GGGGCAAAAAACCCGTGTGAGGGTTCAGTCCGGTTCAGAGATACCACTAGACGCATAGCGCGAGGCTGTGCGTTCGACCGACGCAGCGCGAGGCTGTCGAGGGAGTTGAGCACCATGAAGGGTGGCGCACGTACGCAGTCGGGTCCGCCTCCGGACCCGAATAGTCGTCGTCAGCAGACGACGGCGCAGGCGTCGGGTTGGCTGGACTTGCCCGCTGAGGGTTGGACTGGCGATGTGCCCGTGTGGCCGTTCGCGGATGAGCTCGACGGCGAGGCTGAGACGTGGGTTGCTCTGTGGCGCTCGCCTCAGGCTGCGGCGTGGTCTGCTCTGGCGGTGTCGGTGCGGGACGTGGCGACCTATGTGCGGTTCTCGATCATGGGAGAGACGTCCAAGGATGCGGCCAATGAGGCGCGTCAGTGGTCTGATCGTCTCGGGTTGAATCCTGCGGCGATGCTGCGGAATCGGTGGCGGGTCAAGGCTGACGAGGTGGCTGAGAAGCGGACCGAGAAGGCTGCCGCGTCCAAGCCGGTGCGGCGCTTGAAGGTCGCTGGCAGTGCCGTGGAAGCCTGACGAGCCGGATGAGGTTCCGACGCTCGGCTACCAGGTGGGCGAGTGGATCGAGGCGCATTGCGTCATCCCGGATGGTGAGTACGGCGGGTTGCCGTTCTTGCTCACGGATGAGCAGTGGACGTTTCTGGCGCATCACTACCGCTTGAAGGTTGACGCCCGCGAGGGACAGTTGGCGCAGGCGTTCACGTACCGCCGCTCACTGCTGGTCCGCCCGCAGAAGTGGGGCAAGGGCCCTCTGGTGGCGGCGATGATTTGCGCGGAGTCGGTCGGGCCGTCGCTCTTCGCCGGCTGGGATGCCGACGGCAAGCCGGTGGCCAAGGTGCGGGCGACCTCGAGGATCCAAGTCACGGCCTCGAGCGAGGATCAGACCGGGAACGTCTACGGGCACTTGCTGCCGATGATCCAGCGTGGCCCGCTCGCGGATGTCATCCCTGACGCTGGGGTGACGCGCACGAATCTGCCGGACGGTGGCTACATCGAGCCGGTGACGTCGAAGGCCCGGTCACGACTCGGTGCGCCGATCACGTTCGCGCCGCAGGATGAGACGGGGACGTGGACGACTGCCAACGGCGGCCAGATTCTCGCGGACACGCAACGTCGAGGTTTGGCGGGTATGGGTGGCCGGTCGGTGGAGACGACCAACGCGTGGGACCCGGCTGAGCAGTCGGTGGCGCAGCGCGGCTTCGAGTCGAAGGCGCTGGACATCTATCGGGACTTTCCCCAGTCGCCCTCGAGCTGGTCCTACGGGGACAAGCGCGACCGGCGCAAGATCCACAAGTTCGCGTATGGCGACTCGTGGTGGATCGACCTCGACGGGATCGAGGCTGAGGCGGCTGAGTTGATGGAGCGGGACCCGGCGCAGGCGGAACGGTTCTTCGGGAATCGGATCGTCGCGGGTCGCGGGTCATGGCTGCCTGAGGGGTTGTGGGATCGTGCCCTGGCTGCCTGAGCCGGAGCCCGGCACGCGGGTGTGTCTCGGTTTCGACGGCTCGGAGACGTCGGACTGGACCTGCATCCGCGCCGAGACTTTCGATGGCTTCTCTTTCACCCCGCGATGGGGCCAAGCGGGCACGCTCTGGAACCCGGACGAGCATGGTGGACGGATTCCTCGGGCCGAGGTTGACGCTGCCGTAGACGAGCTTTTCGACCGCTTCATGGTGGAGCGGATGTATTGCGATCCGCCGCTGTGGCGGACCGAGATCGAGACGTGGGCCGGTCGGCACGGCGATGAGCGCGTGATCGAGTGGCCCACCTACCGTCCGATGCCGATGTTCGATGCGCTGGAACGCTTCGTGACCGACTTGACGACGGCTCGGGTCACTCACGACGGCTGCCCTGACACGGCTCGCCATGTCGCCAATGCTCGAGTGTCTCGCCGCAGGGATGGGCGTTACGTCCTGACCAAGCCGGACGCCGAGCGCAAGATTGACGCCGCCATGACCACTGTCCTTGCCCATGAGGCTGCTGCCGATGCTCGCGCCGCGGGCTGGAGCACGAGCGCCGGCCCGACCATCTTCTTCCTGTGACCTGATCGGAGGGTTCGTGGCACTTTCACCCTCCGAGGTCCGCACGCTCGACCGCTTGCGTCAGCAATGGGAGTCCCAGGGCTCCCTCGACGAGTTGAATGCCCGCTACTACGACGGTCGGCAGCGGGTCGAGCAGTTGGGTATGGCGATCCCGCCGACGATGCGGCGCTTCCTCGTGGTGTCGAACTGGCCTCGGGTTGTCGTGGACACGATCCGCTCGAGGCAGCGGATGCGCTCGATGATGTTGGCGGGCGAGGACGTCGCGGACGAGCGGCTGATGAGGGCTCGACGAGCGTCTAACCTTGACGCTCACCTGTCGATGTTCGAGACCGACGTGCTCGTGTACGGGCGCGGCTTTCTGTCGTGCGGCACCAATGAGTCCTCGCCCGGTTCGCCATTGGTGCGGGCCGAGTCGCCGCGTCAGATGGTGGCCGAGGTCGACATTCGTACCGAGACGATGATTGCGGCGGCGCGCTTCTATGGCGTCGATGAGCAGACCGGACAGCGCCCAACGAATGTCACGCTCTACCTGCCTGACGTGACCGTGTGGGTGGCTCGGGGAAGTGATGGGCGTTGGGTCGAAGTCGACCGGGACGCACACCGTCTGGGCCGGGTGCCGATCGTGATGCACCTGAATCGTCGCGTGTCCGGGGAGTGGATTGGGCGCTCCGAGATGGCTGACATCACCCCGCTCGCTGATGCGGCAGCGCGGTCGCTGACCAATATGCAGTTCGCGCAGGAGGCGCACGGGATCCCGCGCATGTTCATGACGGGCGTGGCCAAGGGTGATTTCGTGGACGCCCAGGGCAAGCCGATCCCGCAGTTCGAGGCTTACTTCAACGCGATCCACACTCTGACCAAGGAGAACGCCAAGGTCGGGCAGTTGTCCGCGTCGGACCTGAAGAACTTCGAGACGGCGCTGCAGACGTACGGTTCGCAGGCCTCGATCGTGACCGGCTTCCCGTCGCGCTACTTCGGGCACTTCACGGCCAATCCGCCGAACGAGGCGTCGATGAAGGCGGACGAGGCGCAGCTCGTGGCCAACGTCGAGGACAAGAACCTTCAACTCGGCGTGACGCTCGGCTGGCTGGGTGGTTTGCAGTGGCGCTTCATGACGGGCGAATGGCTCGAGGACAACGCGGTGACGGTGGACTGGTTCGACCCGTCCACGCCGACGATCGCTCAGCGCGAGGACGCCTTGATGAAGCGGCGTAGCGTCGGTGTGCTGTCCAGGGAGGGCTACTGGGATGAGCTCGGCTGGTCAGAGCCGCGGAAAGCCAAGGAGCGCCAGTATCTCGACGAAGAGGAGTCGTCGGACCCGATCCTCAACGCGGCTCGCAGCCTGACGGGTGGCGCGGGTGCTACCGCGGGCGGTCTCTGACCACTACCAGACGCAGCAGCGGCTCATCGTCGCGACGCTGGGGCTGAGCCGTCCGAGTGGTCCGCGATGAGGCTCGATGACATCGACTCGTCGTGGGCGAAGGTCGGCCCGCGGGTCAACCTGCTCACGGCCTCCGCCCAACTCGGAGCCGCAAGGGGCGGCGCGGCCTACGTCGCAGCGACACTCGCGGAGTACGGCGACGCCATCCCGCCGCTGGCCCAAGTGAACCCAGGCGCTTTCGCCGGGATCGCGTCGGACGGGCGGCCGCTGGGCTCGCTGCTCGAGGGCGCGAAGATCCGCGCGAAAGAGGCGCAGTCGCTCGCGGCTGGCGGCAAGTGGCTCGACATGGCGATCCACACGCAGATCGCCGACGCGGGCCGTGCAGCGGCTGCTACGGCCATCGCAGTCCGCCCGGGCGTCGGGTGGGTTCGCATGGTGAATCCGCCGTGCTGTGGCCCGTGTGCGGTCCTCGCCGGCCGCGAGTACCGCTACAGCCAAGGCTTCCAGCGCCACCCGCGCTGCGACTGCATACACGTCCCGACAACGCTCGCCAACCCGGGCAGTCACGACGGCGTGGACCCGACGTTCGACCAGATCACAGACCTGACCGAAGGCGAGCGCAAGGCGCTAATGGAGGGCGCGGATCTCTCCCGAGTGGTCAACGCCCGACGCGACGGCGGGCTCGGCAAGATGTCCACGACCGAGCTCGCGACGAATGGTCGAGCGCGGCTCACCCCTGACGGGATCTTCGCCCAAGCCAAGGGCCGCGACGAGGCGCTCGCGCTCCTCAAGTCGCACGGCTACATCACGTCCACCGCCCGTCGCGTCGCCTCCGCGCCGGCCGTCCCGGTAGTCGCAGCACCGACCCGGCCCGTAATCCGCTTCGGCAAGGCGCTCACTGCGCCGGATGGTGTCGCCAAACCACTAAAGGGACACGCTCCAGGGCGACCGCTGACTGTCGAGGAATGGGAGCAGGCGCCATCCCATAAGGCCGACTACGACTTCCGCCTCATCTCTGACCCCGACGAGCGGGCTACGGGTGTCCTTCAATACGACACCTACACCGAACGGTGGGCCAAGACTGCCGCCGCGAACATCAAGGCGGGCCGCGACCCCTTCGACGGGATCAGCGACGCCACCCTTGATAGCGAATATCTGCACTATCAGAGGATCTTGGACAAGCGCAACTTCCCGGACGGCACTGGATACGAGATGGGCGACTTGCGAGCGGACCTCGAGGGGACCGCCCGCAAGCTCATCGAGTGGGAGTCGCGTACCGAGGATCTGGGCGGGGCGTTCAAGGGCGTCAACTTTGACGCGGACTTGTCATGGGACGACGTTCTAGCGCGACTGAATATGCGCGGACTCAACTACACCTCTGTTGCTTCCGAGCGTTACACAGCCTCCATGTATGCCGGACGCGCCGACCGCTGCCGGTCTGTGGTGCTGGAGTTCGAGGACGCTCGAGGTATTCGGCTCGACTCGGTTGGCGCGCACGCATCCAAGACGGAATCGCTCGTCTCGGGCGACTATGAGATGGTCGGCTATCGGATCGAGGCGGACCCCGACGGCTATGGCGAGCGCATGTTCGTTCAAGTGCGGAGGGCCACATGACGAAACTTGACCTCGAGTTCTACCGAGACGCCATCCGCAACGGCCGGACGCCCAACATCCCAGCCCATGCCATTGAGGACGTGTTCGCAGGTCTAGACGACCGCACCGTCAAGGCGTATCTCGCTCGCCGCCGCCGCGGCAGCCACTAGCCACCCCCGACGCGAGGTTGGGGACTTTCTCCGCGAGGGAGAGAACATGTCGGAGACGACGACCGAGACGACCACGCCCACACCCAAGGCGGTCGCGGAGGCGGCCGAGAAGGGCAGGCCCGGCGAGACGCCCGAGCAGACCATCGAGGCTCTGCGGTCGGCGCTGGCCAAGGCCAACGATGAGGCGAAGGAGAACCGTCTCAAGGCAACCGAGCTGGACCAGATCAAGCACGCGCAGATGAGTGAGCTTGAGAAGGCCCAAGCGGCGATGCAGACCGCCACCCAGGAGGCCGCGGCCGCGAAGGCGGAGGCTCTGAGGTGGCGCATCGCGGCCAAGCACGGCATCAGCGACGAGGACGCGGAGACGTTCCTCACCGCTGGCGACGAAGAGTCCCTGACTCGGCAGGCAGAGCGCCT